AAGGACATGATCTGAGGGCGTCGCGCCTGAGTTTCCCAGTTGTCGCCGTCATGGGCTGGATCCATGTCGCAATCGGCGAGTTCTTCGGGATCGTCGATCAGCCCTTCAGCCAAGAAATCTCCGACCGTCTTGTCCTCAGTCATGCCGAACAAGGAAGTCCGATCGACCGAGACACCGCGGCGGGCGACGATGATGTTCTCGCACGGTACAGCCCGGATGCGAACACGCCCTTGCTGCTTGATCCGCTTGATCTTCAGGTCATAAACCATCGGAGGAGGAGGAGAATTGCCAGGATTGACAGGCAGAATAGAGCTGCCGCCCCCAGGAGCTGCCGCAGCGAGGCCTTGCGGCGCTGCCACTCCCGGTGCCGCTCCAGCAAGGCCTTGCGGCGCTGCCACTCCTGATGCCGATACCAAAAGCTGTTGAAGTGGGACTCCGGGTCCTGGTTGTTGGGATGCGGGTCCTGCTCCTGCCATTCCCACTGGGAGGATGGGGGAGGCTGGGATAGAGGCGGGGATTTGCGCGGGGGCACGGTCATAAAGCTCACACCAACTTTGAGGCGAAATCGCACCCGCCACAAGCTCGCAACCACCCGGCGGCTTGAAATGGGTGCACTCAACACAGTGATCTTCCCCGGAAGCCCGGTCCTCGAAGCCAACCTCGCTCTTGCGGAACATTGGCGGCGGAATGGCCGATTCCAGAGGAATGAAAGTGGGATCAAGATAGGCACGCTTACCGATGACCTCGACCTCGGGATCGGCCGCAAGCGCCAGAGCCTGCTCTTCGGAAAGACCGGTGTGCGAGCTATAGGTCGGCTTCTGGGTCTTTTCCCACCACCATTTGATCAAACCGGTCTTGCGCACCGCGGCATCCTGAAACGCATCATAGAACGTTCTGAAGCTGTCGGGATTGTCGACCTTCAGGACGACATTCTGGACATAGGCGGTCGCCTGGTCGGCCTCCTTGCAGCGGCGGGCATAGAGAACAGGATCCGGCGTTGGCACCGGATTGAATTTCACCACTCCATCTGCTGAAAAGAAGATGCGCAGGAGGTCCGGCATGATGCCAAGAATGGTGTCACGCACTTCCGTCATGACGGCGCTGGAACGGTCCTCCTGCGCCGCATCAAGGTCCACATCCGGAAGATGGCCGCGATAATACAGCGTGCTGTTGTAACGCTCGGTAGCCAGAAATTCGTCGGAATAATTGCGGGCATCGGTGGCCCAGGAATAAACCAGGCCCTGGAATTCGCTGTCCGTCATCGCACGGCCCTTGCGAGCGCTGGCAATGTCGGGAATGGGCTTGTCTTGACGCGGCTGATACCCGGCGTCACGGCCGGAAACGACGGAACGGCCGCCGCTCAGAAGATCAGAAGCGTCGAGGCCGGCCATTCATTTTTTGCCTTTTCCAGCCCTTCGCTTGACCGCATAAGCGATCGCCACAGCCTGCTTGGGCGGCTTTCCCGCAGCAATCTCGGCCTTGATGTTGGATTTGAAGGCCGGCTTACTTACGCTCTTTTTCAGAGGCATCTGCATTTTCCTCTCTGATGCGACCGGGAGCACGGAGATTGCCGGTTCCGGGGGCACGCATGCCCTTGCCGATCGGCGTGCGCTCGATCTTCGAGCCGCGCTCGATGGGGAGATCAAAATCCGTGATGGGGTGCGCGGAGCTGCCGACCTTCTTACCGCCCATGATGCGCCCTCTTTTTAGTGTGATTCTCCTCGGCGACATCAGCGCCTTCCACAACAGGTTCCTCGGGCGGCGGCTCGACGGGCGGCGCAACGGGAAGAGCCGGCGCCGGCACCTCGGACCAGCCTCCGGCCGCACCCTGCATCCACAGGGTACCGTCGTCGCAGACGGCGTACATACGGTGATTGTCAGCAGCGATATTGACGATCTTCCTGCCGGGATCAGCCATTTTCTTTATGCCCTCCGTTGCGTCACCTCACCCAGAACACCAGCTGAACTACGCTTAAACATACCACGATGATCGGAATTCCCCACCAGGGCCCAACCCCCAATGTCTGCAGGGCCACCGCCAACACCAGCGCCAGCACCAGCGCCAAGCCGACGCAGGCCGAGTAATGCAACGACCGCCGCATCACCCCAGTAGCATGTCGTACACCTACACACGGCGAGTATTGGCGCGATGGAGCGCTCCCTTGCGAGACGCGTTCTGCATCGCCCCTGCCGTTATAGCACCGGTACGGGCAAATGTCAGACAGACCGCGTCCGCTCCATCGGGAGAATTGCCGTCGAGAACGCCCCGGGCCCGCATGTCGTCCTTGGATTCCACCTTGGCATTGCCGTTGGACATGTAGACGATCGTCGGGGCGCACAGCTCCTCGATGGTAGCGGGATCATCGGGAAACTGGACGGCCTTGGTAGCGAACCAGTCCCGGACATTGAGCCACAATTCATCCCGCAATCGCACGGCCTTGGCCAGAACGGAGCTGGATTCGCCGACATTGATCCCGATGGACGGCAGATCGAGTTCGCGTAGCCGATCGGCAACGCCGCCGCCGACACCGATGACATCGACGAAGATCGCCTCCGGCCGATGGGTTTCAGGGGTCTGATCCCACTGGTTTTTCACGGCCCCCGTGAGGCTCATGACATCGTCGTACTGCCATCGGATGATAGGCTCTGAGATGACGGGCCCCTTGCGCTTGGCAAGGCTGGACTTGTCGCGGTTGAGAGACCGAGCCACGTCAAGACCCCAGTAAATCGGCTCTTTTCGCGGGGGAGTGATGGTGCGGCGGGTGGCAGCCTCCACCAGGGAGCGGGAAATGAGGGTGTCGTCGTCGCCGGTCGGGAACTCGCCGAGAACCCGGACGCGGTAGCGATTTTTGTCCTCGCCAAAGGCCCGTTCTTCCTCGATATAGGCGGGGGCCACGCGGCGGGAATCGGAACATGGTACCTTGACGGCACGCCACACGCCACGAGGCTGGGCCATGCGGGTATGGGTCTGGAAGAAGAACCCATTGGCACGGGTGGGATTGCCGGCCAGGATCGTGATGGCACCAGGCGTCGACATCGATCCGGATGCAGCCTCGAACACCGTCTCGGCAACGCCGGAGGCTTCATCGGCGATCAACAGAACATGGGGCGCATGAATGCCCTGGAGCGCCTCCGGGTTCTCCTTGCGGCTGGTGCGGTAGGTGCAGAAGCAGCCCTCCGGAGCCGCCGCCATGAAGACGCGATCGGATGCGGGAACAAGGACATCCTTGAAGAGGGGCTGGCGGCTCTCAACCCGCTTGAGCCACAGCTTGACCTCGGCGGCAAGGGCATCGAACAGCTGGGTTGCGGACGGCGCCGTAACCGCGACTTTGCAGGGGTAGCGCGTCAGCAGGAAATGCAGGGCCGTTCCGGCCAGAAACATGGTCTTGCCGACGCCATGACCGGACCGGATGGTCAAGCGCGTACAGCCTTGATCCAATTGACGTAATTCGCGCTCCTGCCACAGCTCAAGGGTGGTGACGCCCATGACATCGCGAAAGAACGAGACGCGGTCATTGAAGTACCGGCTGACGACAGCGGTCAGAACCTCGTCGGGACGGGCGGAGGACAAAGCCGCAGGAGCCCCATGAAGGGGGCGGAAATCCACGGCATGGAAAGGGGCATCCCAATCGGTCATCGCGGCCCCAGAGATCGCATATTCTGTGCAGAAACCGCAACTTAGCCGCAAGGGGAGGTATTTATTCCTAGGCTCTTGACACGTGTGGTAAACTTGGCAGGACGGTTTTGGGCAGGGACCGCAAGGGAAGGATGGGGTGGTCTGCGGAACCCAGATATTATCAAGAAAGAAATAGGAAAATCAAAGGGTTGTAGGGGGGTGGATGTACGGGGGCACAGCAATCCACCGGCCCGGCCGATCCCCACAAGGGGGGGGGTAGTTGCCGAATCACTTGAACGCAACCCCGGTGAGCCGGCGAAGAACACATGATTGGTAGACATGTGGGGCAATCGATTAAGTCATTGTAATTGAATAGGATTTACCATTCTTCTTTGACTGAGGTAAGCGCGGGGTAAGCAGCAGCATCGACAATCTTGGCTTCCTGCTGTTCGTTTGCCCGCTGCATGGCAGTGAGGTACAAAGCGCCAATGTTGTTTGTTATCAATGCATTAGCTGGAGAGCTTAACGTGCCCTCGTCGCATGGTGTGTGATTATTGATCCATTGGAGGGTTGCAAGTGGATCTTCTACCATCTGCCACGCGAGTTGATCCACGAAAGTACGGCCATGAGTGCCTTTTACGGCCTTCCAGTTGCCGTCCACAACACGATCTAATGTCTGTGAAATCAACGCCCTAGAGCGATTGTTTAAGTGGCGCCCGTACGCTTTTGCGTTCTCGCCGCCTTTCCCAAAATTCTCACTATTTCTCAAGCTCACCCGTGTTGGCATCTAATTGATATCATTAGACTATTTACCATTCATGTGTTTGGCGCGTATTCGTGACACCGTAAAGACCGATCAGTGCCGCTTCGGCACGGCCGTCATCCTTTGCCCGTTGCCACCATTGTGATCCGCTTGGGATCAATTGACTTGCTCTCGCTCTTGCCTCGCCCTTCGCGTGAGGAACCCGTAGGCTCGTTTTCCATTGAGCCGCTGGTACGGTAGTCAGCGGGATTGAAAGCGCACCAGCAACCCCCAGAACGATACCATAGGCCATCCCAAAAGAGAAGGTCGAAGCTACGCCTTGTCTTGGCATGGCATGGACCTGTTCCATCCAGATCGAGGCCGGTCCATAGCGGCGCAGCAGCGCCCCAAGAGCCGCGGCATCAACACGCCGCTTCTTGCGCTCGATAGCGATAGGCATATCGGCAACGTCCACGAGCTCGGTTCCTTCCCAGCAAGCGAGAGCGCCATCGGCGCCTGGATCAATCCCCACAAGCCCTGACATTGCGTCCCATCGCGGCACGGGGCAGCGTTCAAGGCTTGACGATACGCACCATGCAGTACTATTGTCAACGAATTCAAGCACTTACCATGCACCACCATGCACCCGAAATTCAGGTGCATGGCGACTAAGCCTCTGATTTAATTCAGTAATTGCCCAAAACCATGCACCCATGCACCCATGCATAGGGTTTTCTCCAAACACACATGTGTACACGCGCGCCCCATAATACCATTTCTCAATATATATACTTTATTCTTATTATTACATAACTTAGATAAAAAGTAGTGTATGGTGCATGGTACATTGATATCATTGGAGAATTTTCAATTTTCCACCATGCACCCCATTTTTGTGCATGGTGCTCATTCGGAACCACTGTGCTTATTCGGCACCATCGCGTGCTTATTTGGCACCACCACTGTGCTTAATAAGCACCACCCCGTGCTTATTTGGCACCACCATATGTTCATTCGGTACCATTAGGTACCACTTCTTGCCGCCATGTGACGAAATGCTATTGCTTATATGATTATTTCTCATTTTCTGCTTGACATGGAAACGTGGTGAGTTATCCTCACATTCAGCCGCTGCACCGTGCCGCTGCGGCCCCAAACACAGGAGACAGACAAGTGAACGTAATCGATCGAGTTGTGGCTTTCGTTAAATCGCACCCTGGATTTTACGTTGATCATACCGCCGAACATGTTGTGATCGCGATCAACTGGAGCGATCGAGATGGCAATCGCGGCACGGATTACGAAACGGCTTCAACCATCCAAGCCGCTCGCGACATTCTCGGCTATTGAGGGAGAGACGAACATGACAATCAAGATAATCTTAGGTTGTGCCGGTAGTGAATTTGATCGCATGACTATCGACGTTGCCGACGACGATTCGACAAAGGTATCGCAAGCCATCCATGAGGCATTGACTGCTTGGGTGCTGTCACCCGGCGATACGATCAAGATTGTGGAGCGCGAAGACAGTTGCCGCACCCGGTGGGAATGACGGAGCTCTGCGGATTGCCGGATAAGCTGCTTAGGAGTACTTCGGACGCTCCGCAAAGGGCCGCGCCCATGACGATCCAATGGCTTCTGATCGTGATCACATCGGCGCGGCTCTATATCCCCATCATGGCATATGATACGCAAACCGAATGCACTGCGGCATTGGAGGCGATGCAAACCGTGCCGTCCGTATCGCGCGATTGCGTGCTAGTCACGATTGAGCCGCCACCACCGCCAAGGCGGCGCCGTCGGAGGAATTGATCATGGGCTCGGTTGGAGAGTTC